GTAGTTCCAATTTCTATATTAGAGGTGTGTGTATGGTTAGAGACAGCATAAGAAGCATCAGCTATCACATTACCATTATAATGTAAATATAGTTTTTCATTTTCTAAATCACGTGATACTGCTACATGAGCCCAACGACGTTTAGCAAACTGCTGAGACTCAATAGAAGTATTAGCTCCTTGAACTGTTGTTGCTGTTCCTGAAACGTTAGCTTCAAAAGCTAATCCATATTGATTAGCTAATCTTAATTGAGCGTAATTTGACGAATCCGAGTTCATAGAAAAAATCACATTATCTTGTAAAGTCGCTTCATCAACACGAATAAACATCTCAAGCGTAAAATCACCTTCTTCAAATTTTAATTGTTCAGGCACATTACCAGAAACTACATAATCATCAATCGCTAATTCTAACGATGATTTTCCAAATTTTTTAATTTTATCATTGTTATGGGCATTATTCTTATAAGTAAGAGTTAAATCATCATTTTCTGTAGATACAGGACTTCCAATAGTAGTAGGATCGCTTAGAATAACATGTTCTACTCCGTTATACTCAGTAACTTGATATACGTTAGATAAAGGTAGTCGTGAAACCATGACAGACGTTTTACCGCCGTCAAAAATTTCAGAGTAGTTATTAGCTAAAATCTCTTGTCCAATGTAATGTTCTACAACACCTGTAGCATAGTTAATAATATTTGATAACCTAGCATCCGATGTAGTAGAGTTGATGCTTAAGTAATCTTTTACTTGAGCCAATGTTACAAATGGGTATTTTCCTAAGTTTTCTTCTAATCGATCAACCATTTTGTCACCTATTCTTCGTCTTCTTCAGAGTCTTCGTCTTCCTCTTCGTATTCCCATTCATCTTCTTCGTCTTCTTCCCACTCTTCCACTTCAGGTTCGGGAGAAGCTTCTAAAACTTCTTCTACAGGAAGGGGGTTTCCAGACCATTCAGCTACCATACCTTCTGTAGCTTCTACACTGTAACCATTTACACGGCACCAGTGACGAGCATCTTCAATTTTCAAAATATCGCTAGGAATATTAGCCATTTATGTCTCCTTAATAATTATAATAAAAAGGGAGGCGATGACCGCCTCCCCCTGTTAGACTCACTGATGTAATCTTTACGATTAACCAGCAGCAATAGTAACAGCGTAGCTGTACTTAGAGCTGTCAAGAGCTGCGCTCGAATTGGTTGTCAGAGCTTTAAAGTCAAAGCGTGTGCTCATGTACATCGCTGTGACCTGCTGACGTGGTTCGTATTCGCTCTCGATTTCAATACCGCGACGTTCTGCGATCATAAAGCCAGGCTTATAAAGCAGTACGCCAAGGTGGTTACCGGTTGAACCTACGTTATCCAGGAACTCAGAGATAGCTACTGGGATACCGTATACAGCACCAACAGAACCTGTCAGATATGTCGCATTTGGACCAAACTTATCGACTGTGCGGAAGTCTGATGTCTGAACGAGGTTGTTGTAACCTTCGATTGAAGTAACAAACACAAGGTCATTACCCAACTGAAGACCGTACTTACCAAGTGAAGTACGAGCAGATGCGATGTCTGAAGGATCAGCTTTATCGTTGGCAGAACCTGTTGAAACTTCCAAAGAAGCATCAGATGTCAGGTTAGTAATACCTTCGATAACAGAAGCATAACCAGTACCAGCGCTGATAGCATTGGTTGGTGAAGCTGTGAATCCTGTCAAAGCACCTGTACCACGAAGGATTGACTTATCAATCGCACGTGCGAGGCGGCGAGTAGCAGCGGCACGCAAGAAGTCGAGCAGAGGAAGAACTGTATCTTCTTCTTCATCCTTAGCGAGGTGAGTTGTTGCCATAAACTTATGTGGAGTAAAGTCCACTGAGCTGATGGAGTTTTGGTTTGAAGTTGGTACGTTAGAGGTGTCACCAATGCCAGTAGCGAATGTACCGCTCTTGAACATTGCAACATCACCGTCAGTATCTTCGTCAGCGACTGGTACGCGGAATGTCTTCGCGTCTACTGCCATGCGGTTAAACATAGGAGCAATTACCAACTGCTGTTCCATCTCTGTATAAATGTTTTCAGAGAAGTTGCTGAGGAATTGATCAACAGATGTGACAGCTTTCATACGTGCGCCGTACTTAGTGTCAAAAATGTCACGCTTACCAAGAGCTTTAGAAAGAATAACAGCGTTAGCCATTTCTTTTTCTGAGAACTGCTCTTTACGTGAAGCTTCCTGGTACTGCATTTTAGAATGCTGCAGGGCTTTGATTTCGTCCTGGTATTTAGCCATCTGAGCTTTTAACTCAGCTAACTCTTCGCTTGCGCGAGTATCAGATTTTTCAAAATCTTGATTGTCTGACTCTTTTAAAATAGCTTCACCGGTCTTTTTAACCAGATCTGCAACTTGAGGCTCAGACACTTGAGCTACAGGAGTAGCTTCTTTTTTAACTTCGATATCTGCTTCTTTAGCAACAGATTCGATGTCGATTGTATCTACGACTTGATCAGCCATTTCGTCGTTCTCCTTTGTAGAATCTTCGTGAAGCTCTTTAGTCAGACTTTCGTTAGAAACCGTGTCTTCACTGTTTTGATTTTTTGTGACTTGTGAAAGTTCATCTGCATTCACATTAACAACATTATCACAGTCATTTCCTTCAGCGTCAACCTCTAAAAATTTAAAGATTGGCGATTGGGCGGTAGCGATCTTTGCTACCCTATACATTTTTTCTTGGTAATTTACTAAATCACCATTTTGAAGTTCGCTTGCGTCTGCGGAAAGCAAGTTAACAAACGGGATTGAATCATCAGGATTTCTAGCATACATGCCGTCTTCCTCATCTTCATCCTTTTCCATTTCGTCTTCATTAGCTTCCTCGGCCTCAGCTTTGACTTCAACTTCTTCAGTTTCAGCTTTTTCTTCAGTTGTTTCTTCTGACTTAGCTTCCGTTGTTTCTTCAACAGTTTCAGTTACTTCTTCAGAAACTTCCTCAGATTTAGCCTCTACTTCAAGCTCCGTTACTTCTACTTCAGCTTCATCAGCTTTAGCTTCAATAACTTCTTCTTGTTTAGAGTTACTCATTGCTTCCTCCTCGGTTGGAGACATTGGACGTTCGTTGACAACTTCGCCCTCCTCCATATCTTGAACGGGAATCCCCATCATTGTAATATCGTGTGTATGACCTTCGGCCTCCAACACAACACCAGCAACAATCTTATGAGCGTGATTTTTCATGTGAGATGCGTAGGTTGTTACACCATTTCCACTTTCATCCATTTCAACGGTATGATAGTGTCCATCGCTCATATCTGTGATTCCTGCTTTAATTTTACGCATCATCTTGATTTCTTCTTCACTTGCTTCTTTCAATGACTTTTTAAAGGTATTTAATTCATCTTCAGAATCAAATGATTTGCGAATAGAAAATAGAGAGTCTTGGTTACAAGGAACAGAAACTACGGAAATTTCAAGAAGTTCTACATCAGTAATTAACATAGAATCATCTTCACGATTATACTTTCCGTCTTTTACTCTGAATCCAACAGAAAAGCTTTTTAAAGCTCCATCTTTAATGAGAGTTTGAACCCCAAGATTCTTTTCAGCAGCATCGCTTACTAGTCCTTCGACAAAAATTCCTTTTTTATCAACTGTAACTTTTTCAAACTTACCAATAGGACAGTCATGTTTGTGTTGATAAAGCATGACAGGGTTTTTAAGAAAGTTTTTAACTCCCTTAGCCCATGCTTCGGCTGTTACTACATCACCAGCGCGATCTTTAGTAATTGTGTTGGCATAGCCAGCAATTTTAAGACCACGTGTCTTTTTAGAAACGCCTTTTGTCTCGAAAGAACTGTTTAAGTAAAATGTTTTATTCATCAGTTACTTCCTCTATAGAATCTGATTCCTCTTGCGAGGGTCTTCCACCTTGGGTTGCGTCAGTTGCGCTACCTGTGATGTTTTGTGGTACTCTTATAGTATCATTTCCTTCTAATTTTGGAAATCTTAATCCTTCACGAGCTTCATTTGGGGTAATAATTCCTGTATTTACCAGAGTAGAGTAGTAAACTGCCTGAGTTCTATTATCTGGTTGTAAAGCTGGGACCGCAAGACGTTCAGGACGAATTGTTACTCCGCTATTAAAGAAATGTGAAAAAGCACTACAAAACTGATTTAAAAGAGGAATTACTGTGTGTAAGTAGAATAGTTTTTGATTAGCATCGATATTAGCATTATTGCCTGATTTTAAAAGCACATAAGGAACACCCAGTGCTTTTGCCATATCTTGTTGAATACGTTCAATAGAGTTTTCAAAATCTAATTGGTCAAAAGACTTTGTTGAGAACTCATCAATTTTTAAACCACCATCTAAAATAGCAGGGTTACGAGCACCATCAAAAATAGTTGTATAAGTAGAACGCCATGCCTCTAGTAGACGCTCTTTAACACGCTTAGAAAGAATATTATCAGTAGTTAAAACAAAACCTGGCAAGGCATTGTTTTTAAAGAATTGTCTTTGAAAATTAATCATATAGTAGTAGACTTCAATCAAACGTAAAACTGGTTTAATTTTTGAAGTGCCTCTAAAAATAGAATTTTCATTCTCATTCATAACATGAATAATTTCATGAGGTTCAAACTGAATTGCTTCCGCCTTACGAGATTGTTTTGAATAACCAAAAAAGTCTGATGATTG